CGCTGACCACGAGATTGTAGTGCTGAATGCCTTTATTGCCAGCGAGCATCCGGACAATCGCAGATTCGCCAAGGATTGCGAGAAGTGGCTCGGCGTGCCGGGCATCGCTGAATTGCTCGACGATGCTGCCCCAGCCTGTGTCATGCCCGCCTCGCGCCAGCAGTGAAGCTCGAATATGCCAGCAAGCGCAGCGGGCGCTCGACCACCTACTGGGCGCCGGCTCCAGACGGCCCGGCGTGGAAGATCGGCGGATACGAGCGCCGCGACGACGCGCTGTTGGCGAGCAGCACCCCGCATGCCGGCGTCCAGCCAGTGCAACGCACATTCCCGGCCGGCGACTGGCGGTCCGCGCGTGACTGGATACTCGATCGCTACGCCACCTGGCGTGCCGGCGGCTTTGACTCGGGCTGAGACGCTACCGCGTAGCTAGACAAGTTGGGACAGCTGCAACATACTATCTGCTCTCATAGGAGTTGATCGCCCCAAAGCCCGCCGCGCGCGGGTTTTTTTGTGCCTGCGATCTGCTCCGGATACCACGCAGTAGCCACCCTAGGAGATCCACGATGCGCATGATCCGCACGCTCGCAGTGTTGTGTCTTGCCGCCTGTGCATTCGCCTCTGTTCCCGCCACAGCTGCTCTGGATGAGCCGATCTCAATCGGCTTCACCGAGGCTGTGAGCGTGAGCGTGAGCGCGGACGCGTTCCAGGCCGCAGACATCGCAATCCCGTCTCAGTTTCTGGCCCGAGTTAACCAGGCTCACGCACACAGGTTGGTGCGCGTCGTCACCCCGGACGCGCCGGCGGTCGCGTCGCTGCGAACGTGCCTGGTCGATGCCGTCTCGAGTGGTCGGCCGGATGCTCCATCACTGACGGATCCGCCCGTACCCCGATCGGTGGCCTGATCGCTTCAGGAACTGAATCTCAAGCCCCTGCCGCTCGGCGGGGGTTTTTGTTTTAGCTTCTGAGGCGCTTTATCCCGCATCCCGCGGAATGAACGAAACGCGGGATAGCCCACAACACCCATTTCGGAGGGCGGACATGTCAGGTAACCAAGTTGAATCCACGTCGGACGAGCGCACCGTCAACAACGTGATGCGTCACACATACCGCGTACTGACCGATGAAGAGAAAGCGGCGATGCAGACCGTCAAGGACATGGGCCTGGAGTTCCATGGCGCGATCGCGGTGCTTGGCGAGTCTCGCGAGGTATCCCTCGCGAAGACAAAGGTCGAGGAAGCTGTGATGTGGGCGGTTAAGCACATCACGGGTTGAATGATGCCGCGGTTCTCACAACGCTCGGCCGACCGCCTCGCAACCTGCGATCCACGACTGGAGCTCGTGTTCTCTGAGGTCGTGAAGCACTTCGATTGCTCGATCCTGGAAGGGCATCGCAGCAACGAGCGACAGGCGCAGATGAAGGCCGAGGGTAAGAGCCATCTTGGCCCCGGCGAGAGCAAGCACAACCACATGCCGTCGCTGGCCGTGGATGTGGCGCCGTACCCGATCGACTGGAACGATCGCGACCGCTGGATGCGCTTCAGCGGGTTCGTGCTCGGTGTCGCCCGGGCACATGGCATCGCTTTGCGCTGGGGCGGTGACTGGGACCGCGACTGGGATGTCGCCGATAACCGGTTCAACGACTGGCCGCATTTCGAGATCGTGGCATGAGCTTCATCGGACGACTGCTAGGCGCTCCCGAGGCCATGACCGAGGTCGTGAAGGCTGCGACCAGCGGTATGGATGCTCTGGTCTACACCGACGAGGAACGCGCCGGCGACGCCGCGGCGGATCGCACCGAAGCCAGGAAGATGATCGTGTCCTGGATGGACTCGACACAGGGCCAGAATCTGGCGCGCCGCCTGTTGGCGCTGATCATCACGTCGGTCTGGTTGGCTCAGTACGCGGCGAGCCTGATCGGCGACATGATCGAACCCTGGTTGACCGACCCGGAGTTCGCCGGCCGCTTCGGTGCCTCAGCGAATGCGATAGCCGAGCGTGCCGAGGGCATGAACGGGGCGATGATGCTGATCCTGGGCTTCTACTTCGCGGCGCCGCACATGTCGGACATCGTGGGTACCGCGCTGGGTAGGTTCAGCAGCAGGAGGGGCTGACATGGCTCAGGACCAGCAGCCGGGCCGTCGTGCATCTGACCATTCCCTTATCACCAGGGCGATGCAGGCGGCACGGGTCGAGCTTCATGGTGCCTTGCTACCGGTCTTGATCGCGCTGATCGCCTACCTCGGCAACGAGAAGATCAACCGTATCGAGGCCAGGCTCGAGGCGGTGCAGCAGAACACCACTGACCTCGCGGTGATCGCCGATCGTGCGACCTCCAGTAGCGGACGCCTCGCCACTGTCGAGCAGCGTGCAGACGAGAACGCCAGGGTGTCGGAGCGCGTCATCACGACGCTGCGCGAACACGAGCGCCGGCTGGATCGCCTCGAGGAACGGTTCGACCGGGATTGAGGCCAATGCACCACGATGGTGCGGGGCCCCTGGCGCCCGAGACGAGGCCATGCGAGTCAGCACGGGCGCGGTATTCGCCCGATTTTTGAAATTCCGGAATTAACAACAGGTCGCTTATGACAACAAGGCATATGAGCGGCTGGATGTCTTGGGAACAGCGGTGATCTGGTGGCGGATCGTGACCCGCAGCTGTATTCGCTCTCGCAACTTGGTGACGCCTTCGGCTTGACGCGACAGACCGTCGCGAAGCGGCTCAAAGGTGTCTCGTCGGCGGGTGAGCGCGCCGGACATCCCGTGTATCGGCTCGCGGATGTCCACATGTTCGTCGCCGGCATTGATGAAGCGGATCGCGTCTCCGATCCGGCGCGGATGAATCCGACGCAGCGGCTGAAGCACTACGACGCTGAAGCGGCACGTCTCAAGTACGAGAAACAGGCCGGGCTGTTGTGCGTGGCCCAAGAGGTCCGAGAGACATCGGCGGCGGTACTGAAGGCGATCGCCGAAGCCTGTCAGGCGTATCCCGATGTCGCCGAGCGCGACCACGGTGCGTCTTCGGAGGTCTCCGAGCTGCTGGTGCGGCACTGTGACAACCTGCAACGGATCTGCATCACCGCGATTGAGGACGTCTATGCAGAGCGCGGCTGAGATCTGGCGGGACTCAGCGAGGATGCTGGAGCCGCCAGCTCGCGTGCCGGTTTCGGATTACTGCGACGGCAAGGTCTACGTCGCGACGCCAGGTGGATACAACGGTTGGTGGAAGACGCCGAAGTATCTCCGACGTCCGATGAACCTGTTCGCGAGTCGGCAGTACCAGGGCATCGTCTTTTCTGGGCCGGCACAGTCGGCGAAGACCTTCGGCCTGGTGGATTGCCTCGTCGCCTACAACGTCTGGAACCTGCATGCCGACATGCTGGTCGTGCAGACCCGACAGGACATCGCCAGGGACTACAGCAACGGCCGCCTCGCACGCTTGCACCGGCACACACCCGGGCTAGCCGCAGAGCTCGTCGCGGATCACGTCCACGACAAGCAGTATCGGGCCGGGAACGTGATCTACGTCGGTTGGCCGACAGTCGCACAGCTCAGCGGCAAGGCGTTGCTCGCTGTGCTGATGACTGATTACGACAGATTCCCGCCGGACATCGATGGCGAGGGGCCGGCCTGGGATCTGGCCTGGAACCGAATCAAGACCTTCCTCAGCCGAGGAAAAGCAGTCGCCGAATCCAGCCCGAAGGGTCGGGCATCGGCGAAGCAGAGGCGAATGGCGCCGCACGAGTTGCCAGCAGCACCGGGGATCACGGCGCTCTACAACTTCGGTACCCGGGAAAAACTGTACTGGCCCTGCACTGAATGCGAAGAGTATTTCGAGGCCAAACACAGCTTCGACTCCGATTACCTCTACATCCCGGAGCACGGGACCGATCTGGTCGAGGCTGCGGAGCGATCTCGCCTGATCTGTCCGCACTGCGGGGCATTGAACGACATCCACCGCAACCGTCCGGAGATGCTGAATCGTGCGGAATGGGTTGCCGGTGGCCAGGCAGTTGACCGACAGGGGCGTCTCAGCGGTGAGCCGCCTCGAACCGACATCGCGAGTTTCGCGCTATCCGGCTACGCGGCTGCCTTCCAGCGACCGAAATCGCTGGTCCTCGCATATCTGCAGGCGAGGCAAGCCCTGGAGCAGACCGGAGACGACGGCAAGTTGATGACGGTCTGGAACACACAGCTCGGCGCCGCGTTCCCGTCCGCGACGACCGAGGACCTCGGAGCGCGCGCCGCGGAACTGGAGGCGCGAGCAGAGCCACTGCCGAAACGGGTTGTGGTCGATGGCGTTCGGTACCTGGTCGCGAACGTTGACGTGCAGAAGGGGCGGTTCGTGGTCCAGGTCGATGGTCGCGGCGTGGATCAGGAGCGCTGGATCGTGGATCGCTTCAGCATCCGGATGTCGCATCGCTTCGACGACGACGGCCAGGCCTACGGACTGGATCCCGCGCACTACCCCGAGGACTGGCGCCTGCTGACGGAACTGGTTCTGTTGAAGCGGTACCCGCTGGATGATGACACCGGTCGGACGATGGGCATTCTCAGGATGACTGTCGACACTGGCGGCGAGGACGGCGTCACCGACAAGGCTTACGCCTACTGGCGCGGCCTGCGGCGTGACGGCCTCCACCGTCGGGTCCGCTTGGTCAAGGGCGTCGGCGGACTCCAGTCGTTTCGCGTCCGGGAGTCGTTCCCCGACAGCCGCGGCCGCAAGGACCGGAAGTCATCGGCAAAAGGCGACGTGCCGGTGCTGCGGGTCGCCACGGATCGGATCAAGGACAGCTTGGTCAAGGATCTGGAACGAGCCGATCCGGGGCCGCGCTACGTCCACATCCCGGACTGGCTGCCGGGCTGGTGGTTCGACGAAGTCACCGCGGAGACGAGGACCGATAAGGGCTGGGAGCAGCCGACGCGCACCGCGAACGAGGCATGGGACCTCCTGTGTTACGGCACCGCGGCGGTGATCGATCTCGCGGTCGAGGACGTGGATTGGTCACGCCCACCGGGCTGGGCTCAGCCGTGGGACACCAATTCCGAAGTGCAGGGCGACGACGAACCGCCGACGCCACACCGACACCCCGTAGGCCGGCGGACCCGCGCCAGAGTGAGGTAGAGATGTCGTACACCCAAGAGGATCTCGACGCAGTGAATGCTGCGATCGTCCAGCTCGCGTCCGGAAAGACGCGGGTCAGGGTGACCTATGACGGCGCCACTACGGAATACGCGCAGCAGGACCTCGACAAGCTGCGTTCGCTTCGCAATGACATCCGCACCGAGCTGCACCGCGCGAGTCGGCCGCCGCGGTTCCGGATCCGGACGAGCAAAGGGCTATGAGCGAGTATCCGACTCTTGCCAATGCCGGTTTCGTGATGCCGGCGGGGAAGGCCCGCCGCGCTCATGAAGCCGCATCACGGGGCCGCCGTCTTGGCGGCTGGCGGGCGACATCGGCTGGCCCGAACCAGATTCTGGAAGCTGATCTCCAGACGCTCCGGGACCGCAGCCGAGATGCCTACCGCAACAACGGTTGGATGCGGCGGGGGATCAACTCGTTGGTCACCGCGGAGATCGGGCGTGGCATCAATCCTCGGAGCAGGGCCGATGATGTCGGTCTGCGGGACGACATGCACGACATCTGGCGGGAGTTCTGCCTCGAATCGGATGCCGATGGTGTCCTGCCATTCGCTGGACAGTTGGCGCTTGCTTGCCGGACGAGACGCACCGCTGGTGAGGTCTTCTTCCGCCGTCGCCGCCGGAGACCGACTGATGGCCTCATGGTCCCGTTACAGATCCAGGTCCTGGAGCCGGATCACGTCCCGATTGATCTCAACCGGTTGCGACGCAACGGCAACAGGATCGTGCACGGCATCGAGTTCGATCGGCGAGGTCGCCGGGTCGCGTACTGGATGTATCCGGAGCATCCCAACGAACAGTCGCGAGGTGGTATCAGCCGGACACAGCCGATTCGGGTGCCGGCGTCGGAGGTGCTGCATCACTACTTCCCGGTCCGGCCGGGACAGGTCAGGGGTGAGCCGGACACCGTCCAGGCGATGGTTCACAGCTTCGTCTTCGATTCCTACGAGGACGCCGAGCTGAACAGGAAGGCGAGCCGGTCGGCATGGACCGGCATGATTGAACGGCCGCAGTACAGCGAGGATGACTACCTCTACGATCCCTTCTCCGGTGAGCCGCTGAAGACCGACGAGAACGGTGAACCTGTGGTCGACGTGCAGTCGGGCGAGTTCATGCAGTTGTTCCCCGGGGAAAAGCCGCATCTGTTCGACGGTGACGACTCGGGAGACGGCTACAGCGACTTCATGCGCCACCAGTTGCAGCGTTTCGCCGCGAGCCTGGATCTGCCATACGAGCTATTCAGCGGCGACTACAAGAACACGCAGGATCGCATCTACCGCGCCGCTCTGAATACATTCCATCGCGCGATCGAAGCCGATCAGGATCACCTCACGATCCCGCAGATCTGCGTCCCGGTCTGGCGCTGGGTCTGGGATGCCGCGGTGCTCGGCGGCGTGATTGACGTCCCGGACTATGCGGCACGCCGTCGGATGCACCAACGCGCGGAATGGCAGCCGGATGCCTGGCCCGACCTGCATCCGGTACAGGCTGTCGAGGCCAGCGAACGCAAGATCAACGCCGGCCTTTCGACACGCGACAACGAGGCGCAGAAGTTCGGCAACAACGCCGAGGATGTCGATCGCGAGAACCAGATCGACAACATCCGGGCCGGACTCCACGGCGTGAAATACAGCACCGATACCACCTACGTGCCGGAAGAACAGGAGTAGAGATGCCTCATCCGATACCGCTCATTGAAACCAACCGGATCTTCGCGACACCGCTGCTGATCGAAGCCGGCAAGCTCGAGGTCATTCTCTCGGCACTATCCGACCGGATCGGCGTCGACGTTCATGTCCCCGAGATCGCGATGGAAAGCTACCGGGCCAGCCGCAGTGAGGCCGGTTACCAGATCTATCCCGGCGGTGTCGCGGTGATTTCCGTCTTCGGCACGTTGGTCCACCGCAGCGGGTGGCTGGATGCGATGTCCGGCATGGTCAGCTACGAGGCGATCGGAGAGCAGATCACCGCCGCGCTGGAAGATCCCGGCGTGGAGAAGATCGTCTTGCTCCTCGACAGCCACGGCGGCGAGGTCGCGGGATGCTTCGATCTCTCCGACAGGATCTACGCCGCGCGTGGCCAGAAACCGATGACGTCGATCGTGGACGAAAAGGCGTTCAGTGGCTGTTACCTCATCGGTTCCGCCGCGGACGAGATCGTGATGCCGCGCACCGCCGGCGTCGGCAGCATCGGTGTCATCACCGCGCATGTGGACGAGTCGGAACGCGACAAGCAGCAGGGCCGGAAGGTCACCATCATCAAGCATGGCCGCCTCAAGGACGGGCTGTCCGCGCACAAGCCGCTGGATGCCGAGGTCGAGGAACGGTTGCAGCTCGAGGTCGACCGTGTCGGTGAATTGTTCGACCAGACTGTTGCCCGCAATCGTGGCATCGACGTCAAGGACGTCGTCGCGATGCAGGCGGGTTTGTTCTACGGCCCATCGGCCGTCAAGGCCGGCCTAGCCGACCGCATCCTTTCCGCCAACGATGCTCTGGCGGAGATCATCAACCCCACAGAGGAGGGCGTACTGATGCCCGATGACAAGCAGACCCCGGCTGAGCCGGACAAGACCGTCGTGTCGGCGGCAACCGGGCGGCAGGACGCCGTCGCAATTATCCAGGCCTGTACCGAAGCGGGCGTTCCGGATATGGCTGCTGGTTTGATCGCCGAAGGTCTCAGCCCCGCTGATGCCAAGACTCGTCTGCAGGATGCCGCCGCGATCCGTTCGGTCTGCGTCGCAGCCGAGCTGCCGGACAAGGCCGACGGTTTCATCCGTGCCGGGATGTCGGTTCAGGAGGTCCGGAGCAAGCTGTTCGACGTCATGGTCCAGCAGGATGAGCGGACCACGATCACGAGTCGCACCATGCCCGCCGGCGACAAGCCCACCGCGCCGAAGCGCATCGACGCCGATTCGGTTTACGACCGCCGCCGCAAGATCGCGGCCGGCGAAGCCGCCTGAATCCACGCTGATCGGATCTGATCGGATCAGATCTGAGCTGAATTGAACTGACACAGGAGCCTCATCATGGCAGTCAAGACCGAAGCCCGGCATCCGGGCGAATACGTGGCCTCCGAGGCCAAAGGCACCCGCTCCCGGGCGGTCGTCACCCTCACCGGCGCGGTCTTCACGCCGGGCCAGGTCCTCGGGCAGATCACGGCATCCAGCAAATACGCGCCCTGGGATCCCTCCGGCGAGGACGGCACCGAAACCGCGGCGGGAATCTGCATGGATCATTACGACGCCTCCGCCGAAGACGTGCAGGGCGTGATCCACGACAGCGACATGGAAGCCGTCCTGCCGGCGCTGACGTTCCCCGACACCGCGACTCAGGGCGAGAAGGATCAGGCCGTCGCCGATCTGCTCGCCCTCGGCATCAAGTGTCTGGACGGTGGCGTCGACATCACCTGATCTGAGTTCCACCACCCACTGAAGCGGCCCGCCTGGAGCGGGTTTTTTTGTGCCCGGAATCCGGGCCGCACAGGAGAACAGACATGCCCGACAACATTCTCGACATCTTCGGCGACGACGCGTTCTCCGTCGCCTCGCTGACTGATGTCTCCAACACCCGTCCCTATCGTCCCCGTCAAATCGCGCGTTCCGGCGCCTTCCCGGATCGTGGCATCGATACCACGACCGTGGTCATCGAAGAGGTCGCCGGCAAGCTGGCGCTGCTGCCGACCAAGCCGCGCGGTGCCCCGGCGACACAGAACACGGATAGCAAGCGGAAGATCCGCAGCCTGGTGATTCCGCACATCCCGTATGCCCGCACCATCATGGCGTCCGAGATCCGGAATCTGAGGGCGGTTGGCGAGGTCACCGTCGAATCCGCACAGCGCAAGGTCAACGCCAAGCTGGACGAAATGAACCGTGACCACGAACTCACGCTGGAACATCTCCGGCTGGGTGCGGCAAAAGGCATCATCCTCGACGCCGATGGCACGACCGTCATCTACAACCTGTTCACGGAGTTCGGCGTCACGCAGCAGGAACTGGACATGGCCCTGAACACGGCATCGACCAATGTCCGTGGCAAGTGCCAGACCGTGCTGAACATGATCGATGACGCCCTCGAGGACGATCCCTCCGAAGGCGCGATCGTCTACTGTGGGAAGACCTTTTTCGGTTCGCTGATCGATCACGCCAAGGTTCGGGAGTCCTATCTCAACTGGCAGGCGGCAGCGGAACTGAACAAGGACCTCCGGTACCAGGGCTTTGAATTTGGTGGCCTGTACTTCACTCAGTACCGCGGCCGTGGCGCGGTGTCGGTGGCTGACGGCGAAGCGCATGTCGTGCCGCTAGGCTCTGAGCTGGATTCGACGTACTTCGCGCCTGCGGACATGATCGA